ATCTGGATAGCCTGCTTTTGCTGCATAGTTGAGCGGTAGAAAACTTGTGGAATACACATCACTAATGAAAATGCTATTATCCGATGGCCCACCTTGAAAGATAAAGTATCCATCTTGAAACGTTACTTGGCTTGATGCATAAAAGTCTGGAGTAGCGATGCTATTTGGCACCACTGTCGTTAGTATGAAAGTCCCAATATCAAAGTAATAGCCATTGGTGCCGTCAACTAGGAACACTGAAATGCCATTATCAGCAATAGACACATATCCGCTGCTGGTAGCCATAGTACCAACAATATTGATAGGTATGCTTAATGACCCAGAAATCTGGTAAACTTGATTGCCACAAACCACTATAGCAATTTCAGAATTACTTACAGTGTATAAAGCTCTAATATCATTTGGAGTGAAATTCTGTAGAAAAGACAGTCCAGGACGTTGAAGTAATTCAACCACTTGCTGCTCTTTACCTGCACTTTGCTCGTCCTGTTGTAGGTAGTAATTCAGTGTTCGTTGGCAATCGTATCGCGGATTGTTGTCACGATAACTGCCACCTATGAATCCAATCAAGGGTACTTTTGTTTCCATTATTCTATAACTTTGTCAAATTATTGGTGGTTAAATCATCGAGTCCACGGCACAAATCCACCCGTGATCCAATTAAATGGAAGTCTTGCTACAGACAATCCGCCATCACCAGAACGATATTGTGGTCGTGCATTAAGTTTCATAAGTTCTTTCTTTGTTTCGGTTGCTCGTGCTATAATATAATCACTTGGAGCACGTTTGAAGTCATCTGCAATTCTCAATGCGAGGTTATACACAAATGCATCAGTGTAACCTGGCGGATAGTTAATAGGAGCATCCAATGCGGATTGTGTGCTTGCTACCTGAATAGTGAATCCAGTGCCGTTTCCCAATGGTGCTGGCGGATTCGATGTTGGTGTATCTTCAAATAAAGGATACTGGGTAAGCGAATCATATGTGGCATAATCCTGTCCTGGATTCACTAAAGTGACCACTGTGACACTTCCACCCGCCACTGTGATATTAGCAGTTGCACCCGAGCCTTGACCACCATATAATGCAATTCCGCTATAGACACCATTTGTATATCCACTCCCACCTTGAAGATTACTCAGTTGACTGATACTGTTGTTTGTGAGATCAATAAGCGGCTGACGAAGCCACAATGCCACCTGTGTTGGCACAGTTGGAATTGGCCAAAGTGTGATGTTTCTCCATGGATAGGAACCATCATCATAGAGTCCAAATGCAAAACTGCTTGGGGTATTCTTAACTGAAATAGATGCATACTGTGCATCATTTAGTAACGCAATCGGTAGATCAACACGTTGCAAACTGGTGCTCTCCTGCCAAATTGCATATGCTTGTTCGATCGCCATTGGGCGTGGAATATTCCAATCAGCCCCTGGCCCCAGAGTGTAAACTTTCTGTCCTGGTACTACATTGAAATCATACTCTTTGATACTGAATATTAGGTTTCTTGTATTACTCCAATTGTTAGTCATTACATCCAAGTTGTAGAGACAAGTTTGGATGTCAGCGTTATTGATATTCGTAGATTTGTTGGAATATATGTTCAGCTTAAAAAGTGCTTCTTTACAGAGATCTCGTAACGTATAGGCACTCATAGCAATCTCCCTTGACTTTCATCTTTTAGTTTGTTACAATACTTCATCATGTCAAGACCCTATCGTAAACACTTTAAACAATACGGACAACACCGCCTTAACTCCAAAAAGCGTGGAATACCCTTCTTGCTCACGTTTGAAGAATGGCTGGATATTTGGACGGCCTCTGGACACCTTAGTGAACGCGGTAGAGGAGCGGGAAAGTACGTTATGGCGCGCTTTGGCGATACTGGCCCATATTCAAAAACAAATGTATCCATTCAATCATATCTCCAGAATGCTTCTGACGCTACATTAGGTAAAAAGATTATCAATCGTAAAAGCAGCGGTCCTCACCCTTGGCAACGTATTTTAAATCAGCGCTCTACTTTCGCAATTAAAAGCGGTAGAGCCTGTCCACTTCCTTAACAAAAATAGGGGCAGAGCTCTTCAGCCGCCCCTATTGATTCACACATTTATTAAACGATTGTTGCAACCGTTACTACAAATCCGCCACTACGAAGTCCAGAACCAAGATTGTTACTCACAACCCCAAGTTGCGAAGGTGCTGCTGACAGAATGTCTCCTGCTGCATAACCTGATCCGCCGGATACTAGTACTGCGGCCGAAACTACACCGGCGCCATTCACTGTGATAGTTGCGGTACAACCTGTACCATAACCATTTGTCAATGCGACTCCTGTGTATGTTCCTGGTACATAGTTGATACCAGACCAAATAGTTCCGAACGATGCGACTGCACCGACTGTGATAGCTCCATTTGTTTGTAATGCGGACACTACAAATTGGAATCCACTTCCAAGGCCTGTGGTGCTGAATACTGGTGTTTGTGTCACGGCTGTAAGAACATCACCAACTGTATAACCAGTTCCACCGTAAACTACTTGAACATTCAGATCATTTGCAACGGTCCCAACCGAACCGGCGCCATTAACGTTGATCATTGCTGTGGCACCATGTCCTGTTCCACCGACGAGCGGTACGAGATCATAGATATTTGGAAGATAACTGCCACCAGGAGTGACAGTTCCGACTGATCCTGCTCCAGCAATCAACGTGTCCGAATAGACACCTGGTGTTGGTGCAGTTCCGCCTGTTCCAAATAATCCTTGTGCTTGTAATTGTGCTACAACTTGTGCAATAGTCCAACCAGTTGTGCCAGTTGCCTTGACTGTACCTACGTTACCATAAAACCCAAGAACTTCATTTGGGGCTTGTGCAATAATAGTACCAAAGCCAATTGTACCGGAACCACCAGTAACTGTATCTGGATTGCTTGAAGACTCGATATTTGGGGGCGATGCCATATTATACCCCGAATAAACCTAACGCTTGTAATGCTGCAACTACTTGGGCTGTGGTAAAACCAGTAGTATTTGCTGGTTGAACTGTACCTACTGAACCATAGAAACCAAGTGTTTCATTAGTTGCTTCTGCAATAATAGTACCGAAACCTGTGGTGCCTTTACCACCGGTAACTGTATCTGGATTGCTTGTACCTTCCAAATTTGGGGGCGATGCCATAATATTATTTTCCTTATAAGATTGTTAATTCGGTAATGATCAATTACGATAGTATTTAGCCAAGTTGCTCTCCATCTGTGGCATTGCTATAATGTTGAATGAAATATTACGTTTATCTATGGATTGATCCCAAGACAGGTATCGAAAGATATGTTGGCAAAGGCGGCTATCCGCAAAGAGTATTGGACCACTGGTACGCGAATACTCGGCTTGGCTATATGCTGCGGAAGAGAAAACGTGAAGGCTTTAATCCACAACCAGTTTTTATCAAACAAGGGCTTGATGAACTCACTGCTTCCGCCGTCGAGAAGTTCTGGATCAAAGTGTATGGCAGAGAAGATCTTGGAACAGGGGCATTATTCAATCTTACAGATGGAGGCGATGGTTGCAGTGGAAGAATACCGTACATAAGAACTGACGAGATCAAAGAAAAAGTAGGTGCCAAAAATAGGGGTAAAGTTCCTCATAATAAAGGTAAGGTAAGCCCTGAAAAAGGCATACCAAATCCAAAGAAAAGTCATCCAAATAAGAATAAGGGTAAGAAATTAGGGCCAAATCCAAAAAACAGTCACCCAAATAGAATAAAGGTATCCCAAAGCCGGAACAAGATGTAAAATGCCCCCACTGCGATATAGAGGGTAGGAATCAAATAATGCATCGGTGGCATTTTGATAACTGTAAAAAGAAAAAGGAGTCCGAAGACTCCAATCTCTTGTAATTGACCAAGTTTGTACACTCTAGGTCGTATAGATACGACAAGCGAGTTGGGGGTACAAAACGGCATAAGCTACCATTACATCGAAACGCGTAATATGCTGATTGGTGCGAATATCAAACTGGGAAACAACACGAAGTCCGACACCACTCTGCTCTTCACGAACATATGCTGCTTCTTCAACGCCACGGGGTAGCACTAATTCCTGGTTAGCTAACATGAAAGCGTCTCTGTGGAACATAAGTGCAAGTTGCGATGTAGATGTGCTTGCTCCAAGAACAGTAATTACGTCACCAGTTGTTGGTAGAACTGACACGTTCTGGAATGCACTTCCAGGACCAACAATTGCTGGGCTGATAGCAATTGTGCTATTACCCGAACCGTCAGTTACTGTTGCGACAGTTACAACGAACTGTTGCAAGTGGCTTTGTTGCGACTGGGTTTGTGGATTGACTGCATAGACATTATCGATAGTGAAAATATCACCTACATTCAATGTAGTTGTAGTAGCAGTCCAGCCATTAGTGATTAACAATCCACCACTTTGGTTAGTTCCGTTTACTACAGGTGTTCCACCATATGTTCCAGTTGTATGTGTTGGAACTAACTGGTTCATGTATTGCTGTGCGCCAGCGAATTCACCTTGCATACCTTTCACATAAATTTCACCAATCTCTGGCTGTGGGTTAAACACTGGAAGATTGCTTGCCGAAAGTGTGGAGTTGAAACGTGAGCCATTCATTTCATGTAGCATTCCATCGCCAACTGGAGCATCGTTATCATACAAGAGAGCAGCAGCGTCAAGAATTGTCTGCATAGCAGTACCAGTTGGAGGTAGACCAGCGGTTAATGGAGTACCAGGAGTACCAACTGCATTGTAAACTTGGTCAACAAGTGTGAAACCTAATGCTTCAACTTGGTTAGCAATTGCAATAACTGCAGGCTTGATAACACGATCACTGAACATATCCAACGAGAATGTAAGTTCTTGGGAAGTAAATGCCAAGTCCACACCAATTGGATTATAGAATGTTAATTGAGCGTATGTTTCTGTTTGTGCTTGAATATCTACGACTGATCCAGTACGTGTCAAGTAGCGTGCTGGTTTGCGAACGTTTACGTTCTGGCCGATCTTTGCACCCTTAATTGCGAATTCATCATCGTAGTTACGATTCACGCACTTGGTAAGAGCCAAATTATTTCCAAGAACACGAGCACTTTCTGCTGTGATCATGGAGATCGTTAATAGCTGATTTGTTGCCATTTTTGAAAATCCTTATAGATCTTAGCGGTATCTCTTCGACTTATTCCTTGCTATGATTAACTCCTGTGGAGTCATATCATATTCACTCTTCTGTGGAACCTTTACAGTTCCAGTAGTAGGAGTAGCAGGTTTTGGTGCAGGAGTTCCCGCAGTATTCTTTACAGTTGGTTTTGGCCCATCCGCTGCCAACTTCACTTCCAATTGGGCCAGTGCTCTCACACGGGCAGTTTTTGTTGGAAGTGCATTCACACGATCAAGTTCCGCGATATTCTTGGCTAGAGCATAAGCAACCTTTGGTCCAAGTTCAGATTCTACAAAGTAATCCATAAGCCCATCTGCGAGATTAACACCAGTAAATCCAGCGTTAATAACAGAATCGAAATCCTTCTGTGTCTTTGCAAATTCCTGAGCACGACTTTGATAAGTGGTGATCTTGGCAGTTTCTGCTGCCTGAATTGCATCAACTTGTTTCTCCCAAGCACGCCAGTCTTTTGTAAAGACTTCAATGTTATTGGAATCAGTTAGTTTCGGTTCTCTCGGTAATCCACTTGTGCTTGGAGTAGTGGCTGGGGCTGGCTTTGGGTCCTTATCCATTGCTGCCTTCTTCCAATACTCGAGTTCCTTTGCGGATTCCTCGCGGCCTTGCCTACGTGCTACTTCAATCCTACGTTGAATCGGGTTCTCAATATCTGTTAGAGGATCCGGGCTCTTCGTATCGCTCTCTTTGCTACTTTCTCCATTGCCCTCTGGAGCATCTGCGGGTAAGCTAGCCGCTTCATTTGTGACTGTTCCTGATTCAGTCGTTGTTGCCAAGGTTGCTTGTTCAGCTGGCGCTTGGGTTGCAGGTACTATTGTCTGGCTATCTACTTCGGTTGTCATTCATGGCCTCTTTCGAGTAAGTTTAGCACCCGTGTCGAGGGCGGATCGTATTCACACCTATTTATCTTTTAATCAAGAATTGACACCTCACTCCTTAATATCTCTTTCAACACTTTCTTTAACGTCTGCTGCTTCTTTCTCTTCTGGCTTTAGCGCATCGAAGTGTTTATGTCCATGTTCCATCATGTCCGAAGCGATATCCGCCTGAACTTCAATAGCATCAAGTCCGAGACGTTTCTCTTCAATGCGGAGACGGCGTTCATCTAGTTTCAACTTGGCACGTTCGATCTCGGCATGTAGGATTTCCTTGTCGCTTTCCATTTGCAATTTCGCTATTTCATATTCATGCTTCTGTTTCATTTCCATGGTCTTGAAAGTCTGATCATGTTCGCTGAACATCAACTTGGCTGCCAATTCTCCGTTCTTCTCCTTCAGTGGAAGTGTATCGGTTTGTTCTTTCTGTAAGGATTGTTGCAGACTTCCAACTTGTGCCTTTAAGGCAGTAACCAACGCTGGGGCATCTTTTGGATTAATTTCTTCGGATGCCATTAAAGCAGGTGCTGGCACCATTGCTCTCATCCGTTTTGCTGCTTCTTTCGCGCCTGGCCAATCACAATTTGAAAGTAGAATATCACCCAATAGCGGAAATAGGTTTGGATCTGCTTGAATAAAGGTAAGCATCGAATCCGCGCCTTCTTGACGCTTGGTAGAATACGTCGGACCTGCTTCAATAATGACGTTCCATTTTTGATCCTTATCAAGCATGGTATCAGCATCTTCATTGAACTTGCCAGTGTAGCGATCACCGTTTTCTTTTACCAAGTTAACACTTCTGGACGGTTCGCTGTAGAAATGTGGGCTGGCTTCAAGCAGAATGCGGCCAATGTGTGCTACACTGCGACGTTGGTTATCCATGAAGTGATAGTTGGATGTTTTGTTTTGGTTATCACGCACAATCATTGCTTTACCACTTTCTGGGGTGTGCGCGTCATCAATTGCAGGATCTCGAATACCTGTAATGCCTTTCATGTTATCTACTGCTTGGGCGCATAGTTCCAAAGATGCTTGGATGGGCACTTCTGCTACGTCACGTGCTGGTGGTGGCACACCAGCAACATTGTTATACGGAAGATAAGCAGTTGGAGCCACGTTGGCATCACGCCAAAGGTGTTCATGTCCATCAAACTGTTCAATTGTTCCAATGTACGGAGCCTGTGGTGCCAATTGGACGAGTTGTGCTTGGATACTGAAGAAGTAGTTCAATGCTCGTTGTGGATCGCGGAGATCTTGTGCCATTCCTTTGACACTTCGATGTCCGTCATACCAAATTTCGTTCCCCTTGAAGGGTACAACTGGTATGTGGTGCCCTGGCCAAGTAGTTTCGTCCAATATTTCATCATCATTCATTCGCACCCAGCGAATGCGACACTTTTGCTCCTGTCTGGAGTCCATTTCCTCGAAACCCTCGCCTGGCTTTTCATTAGTTTCTTTGATAATGCCAGTAGAAAGTTCGCGCGATAGGTATAGGGTATCTTCATAGTCTTCTTTGAAGTAGTATTCAGCAATCATTACCATATCATCGGTAACCCACTTGCCATTCTTGTAAGCATTACTGCCACTGAAACTCTTGATTTGAAGTTTTTGGGCAAGTCCACTGGAGCCAAAGCGTTTAATGTATTCATCTTTGCTCATTGAAGTAACAATGAAACAGAAATTCATATCCGAACCATCGGGTTCCTTGTGATATGGATCCAAATACACTGTAGCAGGGTCTTCAATACCTTTGATTACCAGCTTTTGCTTGAAAGATCCCGGAAGATATTCGGAACGTACCACAACAAACCCAATACCAATAGTGGCAGCAAACCAACCAGCAGTATCATATGCTGCTTCAGCACGCGAATCTTGTTCAATACCTCGGCAGTGATCGGCAAGCATTTGGGCAAGACCTTGCGAGGCATTGTCATCCACTGGGTCAACTTGGATGCTTGGAGTGTTTTGACGCATTTCATTCGTAACTTGATGTAAGAATGCAGGGATTCTATTCAATGTGAGTGCAGGGTAGCCAGCATTTTCGCGGTTCTGTTTCAATTGATAGTCCCATTGATCGCCTTCAACAAACTGGATAGTCTTCTCTGCTTCTGCGTGATAGTCTGCCCAATGGCTTTCACACGCTTCGAAACGTGTATGTGCTTCTTCAATGACACGCTTTTCAGCAGATAGTGCTGGACTTTCAATATCGATAGTAGTCTTTACTTTCTTACCTAGTTTCTGCTTTGGCTCTCTCATTATATTCCTCTACGATATTGGGGGCTGACATATCCATGTTCTGCACCATATTTATTCGGTTTTGCTTCTGTTTCATTCTTGGCGAGATCTCTGCCGCTCATCATCAAGTATCTCCAAGCGTCCATCAAGTGATCATTCTTCTTTACAATGCGGCCTTTCTCGTCACGCTGGTAGATGGCTATCTCTTTCAAGAAGTTGAAGCAGGAACTGAATACCTTTATACGTCCCGATGATAGAAGTTCCCAACACAGTTGCAATCCAGCCTCTACACTCTTGTCAGCATTGCCGATCTTAAGCCCGAGGCTTTTGTACTGTTCCATTAACCTCTCGCCATCGTTTTGGGAGCGTCCATTAGCAGCAGAATCAATCACTCCTGGGATCCAATCGCCACGTGCTTTGATAGCTTCAGCATGGGTGGATGGTGGGGACTCACTAAGGTAGTGCTCTGAATAGAGATATGTAACTCCGCTGTCGGGATCCAATGCGGCCCATATTGCAGCAGTTCGATGCCATCCAACGTCCATGCCAAATACTCTGCGCCAATGCTTGGGTATCTCGAAAGGGTCCTGGAGATATGTACTCAACGGCACTGGATAGATTGCACCACTTCCCAACGCTGGAATGCCTTTTGTTCTTGCTTCGCGAACGTGTGGGTGGAATGATGCTTCAAGATCTTTCTTTGTCTTTTCATCAAGGTGGGGAATATCGTTCCAAGTAGCATTCACGACATACTTGTCAGTTAGGTAAGGTTTACCATCTTCAAAGCGATATATTGGACCTTCCAACTGAAACCCATCAGGCATGAAGTTAGTGATAACCTCTGTCATACCTTTCAATGGTGTAAAGGTAGCCATTAGAATGTAGTCATCTGTGGCGGTACGTGCGAGACACTCCGAATATATTTCTAATGGTGCTTCTTCGTCCAGCCAAATGTTTCGTGCAACCCCTTGAAAGCTTTGGCGGCCTTGTTCATAACTCTTAAACTCAATTGTGGATACTCCATCTTCCTGGCCGAATGCGCTATAGTGTCGCACACGAATAGTATTGATAATTGTATCAGCCTTATTGGTAGTAGTTAGGGATTCAAATACGATAGTGTGATATGGCAGCAAACCAGTACCGAAATCGCCTGCCGGCCCGAGCAATAGATCTTGCAACACGCTCTTGACATCGCGAGAAGAAACACCAGCCACCCACCAATCATTCTGGGCAGTGAATCGCTTACCCTCCCAAAAGTCCGGATATAGTCCAGTCACGTGGTAGACAAGTTCACAACCGGCCACCACTGTCTTACCGCTTCTATTGGCAGCAACAAACATCCTTTGCCGAAAGTCTTTACCGGCTTTGAAGAACTCTATCTGCTTCTTGTATAGTTCACGACGGCGTGGACCTTCCAGGGCGAAGTATTCACGTAACTTGTTTCTACGTTTGCGAACTTCAAGTTCCTTTTGGACTTCAAGGAAACGTTGGAAGTCAAAGGTATCCAAGGTATTCACTGTCATGCTGGTGACCAATCCTTCCATGGACCGTATCGGTGAATCAACGCTCTGTAGGTAAG